TAGTTCACGCATGATCGCTGCGTTGTCGTAGCCCTGCCGCACCATGGCGCACGCAAGGTTGAACAGGGTGGACGACCGGTCGCCTTGCGGCTTCTCTTTCGTGGAACGCGGCCCTCCCCGCCGTATAGCCCCTGCAAGCCCCTCCAGTGTGCCGCCGCCGTACTGGTACACCTTGCGGGGCGGGGGCGGCTCAGGAGGCTTGTACAGGGCTCTGACGGGCTTCCAGTCGGCAGCGGTGACCCGTGACGCCAGCGCCGCCGCTGCGAAGGAGTCGACGTTCATCACCCAGCCGCCTGACAGCACCACGTTGCGGTCGTCGGGGTGGCCTGCCGGGTACGGGAGGCGCACCCCGTTGCCCCATCCCTTGCCGGTCAGTTCCACCTGCTTCGGGTTGACCTCTTTGATCGGTGCGTCAACGATGTTGCACGCACCGATCAGACCCTCCCTGATGGAGCGGGCAGGCATGTACGTGTCGAAGAAAACCCATACGTGGTAGCCCTTGGAGCGGGACCGTTCCACCCAGCCTTTGACACCTAGCCGGTTCAGTACCAGTTCGAGGTTGTCGGCGTGTATGCGCGACACATCTTCGCCGTCGTCAAAGTCCACGCATCCCCACCGCACCCCGTAGGACACGGTGTCGGCGTCTCCGTCGAACTGGTGCTTGCGTAGCGGGTACACGCCGATGGCGTCCCCCCCCACTCTGAGGTGTTTGTCGCACAGTTCGGTGAACTCTGTTCCCCATGACGGGGCGTCTTCTAGTGGCCTGAAGCCCTCTGAGGTGTCGGTTGCGATACCTCCGCCTTGGAACAGTTCGGCGAACCGGGTCGCTGTCTCATTCATCTTTCGACTCCCAGTTCCGGCGGATCCCTTCTATCCGCCGTTCGGCGTCCTCGCTGGTCAGACACCAGTCTTTGACGCCGCCGTCCTGTATCACTACCCACCGTTTCAGGATCACCCCGGCGCCACAGTACACGTTGCGTTTCTCAGAACGCAGGTCCGTCTTCACCTTCGCTCCTTCCTTCTGGTACGAGTTCCTGCCAGTACTGGTGGATGTGCCCGCACTCTGGATCCAAGAAATACACTTGATCCAGCAGGCGGGCTGTCCGCTTGTTCTTGCATAGGTTCACGTTCAGGCTGTTCTCGTGGTACAGCGCCTCCCAGTCGGTGAGCGACGGGTCGTCTTTGCGGCGGTACACCTCCATCACGAAGATCGCTTCCTGTTCGCCGCCGTACCTTCCGGCGTGGATACCGGCGGGTTTACCGCGGTCGCCTGAGGTGCGGCCCGACTGGTGGACGAGACCGACGGGGACACGCTGGATTTTCGCCCACCGTTTGATCCCCTGTGCTTTCGCTGTGACCCCGGCGGCGTCGCCATCCCCGCCGGGTAACAGTTCGAGGTAGTCGATCATGCAGAAAGACGGGTTGCATCCCCACCATGCTCTTGCTTCGTCCATCGCTAACGCCATCTGTTCCAGCGTCATCGACTCGTCCACGACGGCGACGCGGGACAGTTCCTGCGTCGCTGCACGTTCCAGTTCTGCGAGCATGTCGGTGTCTCCCGCTTTGATCGCTTCCTCCACTTCGGTGGATGAGCGGCCTTGCAGCAGGCAGAACAGTTTCATCACGACCAACTCGCGTGGTTCATCCATGGAGAAGATCACGATGTGCGCGTTCGTGTCGTTGATCAGGTTGTGGACGATGCTGTTGAGTAGCACCTGCGATTTGCCGGTATGGGACTTGCCCACCACCAGCAACACCTCGCCCTTGCCGATTCCTCTGGTCGCTAGGTCAAGTTCGTTGAACCCTAGATACCAGCGTTCTGTTGGGTTGCGGATGAAACCGATCAGGTTCTCCACAACCAGAGAGGTCAGCGCCCACCTGCGTGGCTGCTCCCCCCCGGCGTGGTCGCCCTGAACGGCGACCGCCGCCCCACCGTCAGCCCCATCGGTCTGGGCTGCGGCGAGGCGGCGCGTCACCTCATCCTCGGAGAGGATGTCGGCCATGGTCAGCCCCTGATCTCGGCACCGATCTGCGCCAGTTCACCGGATTCCTTACCGGTGAACGGGCACACGAACCAGCCCGGCACCAGCGAGGTGCCGTCCTTCTTCGTCAGCCAGATGCCCTTGCCGTCAGAGCGGCGCTTGTAGTCGGGACCGGCCTTGTTGAAGTTGGCGTCGGGATCCAACTTCTTCTCCCAGTTCGGATCCCACCATCCGGTCTTGTTGTCCATCAGGTCTCGCCAGACATCATCCAGCGATCCTCCGCCCTTACCCTTCGGGGCGTAGGTTGGAGTCCCGGCGGCTGGTGCCGCCACGGCGGGAGTCGTGTTATCCCCGGAAACGCTTTTCCGCAGCATCCTCACCCCCTGCTCCGTCATCTCGTAGCCGATACCCAACGCCTCATAGTTGGCTATATCCAACGTTTCACCCCACGATCCGATCATGGAGGCGACTGCTTCCTGCTCCACATCGTCGCCGATGGTGAGCGTCACGGAGCATGACGCCTCAGCCGGTTCGTAGTTACCTGTCTGGATTACTTGACGGCGAAACACCGTCACCGTGTTGCTTGTTGCTTCTGCCATGGGTCTACCTTTCTATAGTTGGTTCCATGGATCTGGTCCCGCGAACCTGCCACGGCAGGTCGCCCACGCACCGCACCACTTCGGGGCGCAATGCCACCCCGTCATCGTGAGCGGCCATACAGGCAGGTCAGCGGCAATAAGGGTACCGGCAGAGCGGGCAAGCGCAACCAGACTAGCCCACTCCGCCGGACCCGCCTCCACAAGGGTTCGATACACCTTACCCTTGACGAGGTATACAAACTCAAAGTCGATGGGCTGCGTCAAACCCATTTCCGTTTCCGTAGCGACAGCCCAAGTGTACGCTGCCGCCTGAACAGACCACCGCTTCTTCTCCCAATCGTCGGACGGCTTACGCCCCGGATTCTTCCAGTCGATGATCGGTGCGGGAAACTCCTGCACACAGTCGATGGTGCCCTTCAACCAGATTTGCGGATTGTGATCCACCACCAGCGGCAGTTCAAACGAATGCTCCACCGCTGTGGGGCGCACCGTGGGGCGTACCTCGTTCCACCACGCCTCCGCATTGGCGAGGATGATCTTGGTTGCCTCATCCCCGCTGTGGTTCCACCTGACGATCTCCGGCTGCTTTCGCAGCCACTCGCCCATCGCCAGTTCCTGAGTCTCCTCCATCGTCATCGGGTCGCCGGTCGTCATCACCTCCAGCAGACATTGTTCGATTCCGTAATGGACGGCGGTACCGATTGCGGTGTTGGACGATTCCGTTGATTCGGAAATACCCAGCATGTCCTGACGGGCACGTTCGGGGCACATCGCCAGTTGCCCCAGCCATGACTGTCTCAGCACGATCCGGTCGTCGGGTTTCTCCATGGGATCAAGCATAGCACACCCCCGACCACGGATCGCGGACCCCCCATGGCATGGCATGGCATGGGCGGTGCCCGGAACCCCCTACGGGGGTTCCGGGCACCGCGCATGAGAGGCGACACACCGGGTTCCGGTCGTGCCTCATGTGTCGCCGTCGCTTCCGCCGTCGATGACAGTGAGCGACGGCCCGGAACTCTCCGGTTCCGGGCCGGAAGAAACCCCGGAATCCTCGCCGGTTTCTTCGTCAAACTCGCCGCCAAATGCCTGATAAACTTGGCCCATAGAAACCATCAAATCGTGCAGAAGTTGTCCAAGATTTGCGGAGAAATCACCGATGATTTGGGCCTGAGCCTGCCCGACAAGGCAGTACCCCAACAGTGCATCGTCGATGCCTTGCCCATCCTTGGTGACGATCTCCTCAATCGCCGCAACTCTGCTCTCCAGACTTGATTCGCTCATACTCTTCCTCTCTGAACGCCAACAGCGTCTCTCTGGTGAACGTGTCGTGTAGCATCTCCAACCGGATGCGAGGCATCATCTTCGCATTCTTGTTGAGGCCGCGTTTCTCCGCCCGTTCCTTCGCTTCCAACTCCTCTCTCTTGCGGCGCCTGACGCGCCGCTCCCGTTCATACTTGGCGTGCGCCGTCCGGCACACACCGCACTTGCACAAGCCCCGACTGTACGCCGAATACCCGTGCTTGAACTCTCCCTTGCGAGCCATCACCCTCCCTTCGGGTGGACGGCAGCCGGGGGGCCGACCCATGGAGGGACGGGCCGACCCCCGGCCACCTGTGTGTTCTACCGGAACGCCTGCATGGCGAGGTGGGTGTCATCAACGGCGACGGTCCTCACCTTGATGGCATGCTTCCGGGCCGCCGCATACGCCCCGGCCCTCACCCCGTCCATTGAGCAGTCGAAGTCCACGCCCTGCTCCAACAGGCGGGCCTGCCCGTCCAGCCACTCACCCCACGGGTACTTCGGGGTGCGGCCCGGTCGGGCCTGCTCCGGTAGTTCATTGATGATAGTTGCCATTATGTTGCTCCTTGCTGTTGTTACGCTCGCCGGTTGGCGAACGCATCAAGGGCCTGATCATAGTCGGAGAAGTAATCCCCGCTGAAACAGTCCCAAGACTGGTTGTCATCTGACGCCATGTTCCACACCACATAGGGGTGCATGTCATTGGTGGGAAGGTGCGCTAGCACGGTCCCGATATAGTTGCGTAGCCCGTTGCCGCCGGGGCGGACGTTCCAAGCCAGAGGCTCTCCCTCAGCGGCGTTCAGTACGATCATGTTCATTCCTCCAGTGTATCAGGTTCGTCGTCGGGGAACATGGCGTCCCAACAGGCCGGGCACAGGGTGTCGCCCCGCGCCCGCCACTGAATCAACGCCTCCCGCTGGTCTTCGTCAAGGTACGGGAACAGGTTCTGCACCAGCCCCGTCCGCTGGACGTACCGTTCAAGGTCTGTTGTGACGACACCGACTTCGACGGTTTCGTCACAACCTCGGCATGGCACGTTCAGTACCGTTTCCAAACTCACTCGTCATCCTCCCAGCCCTGTCCGTAATGTACCTCCTGCGGCGTGAGCCGACCCTTGGCGACTAGCCGCAGTTGGTCGGGCGTCCACTCCGTGTGGGAGTGAAACGCGCACTCCTCCTCGTGGTCATCCAATCCCAACAGTTCGGCAGCCACGCCGCTGGCGCCACGCGACGCGGGGTCATGCATCATCTGCAACGGTTCCCGGTTCACTATCTCCCACGTAAACCCGGCTCGGGGATTCGACAACCACCCGCTGGTCTCGTCCCGGTGGAAACGCACCGTCGGGAAGTACCCGTTGAGGGCACAAACCCAGCCTGCCAAGCACGCCTTCGTGTTGCATTCCTCCGTGGCTTCCGTGACTTCCCAACCGTCACCCATCAGAACAACCTCTGGCCATCCTTGCCATCCTCGCTCGGGTTCACCCCACGTTCCCTGTTCATACAGGAACGGATACCGTTCAATGGCATCGGCCGCCGCCTCCCAGCGGCGCCGCACATCACTGGTCTTCTGCATTGTTGTTTCTCCTTTGTTATGCTGCGGTGAGGAGGCGGGTCGCCTCCGACAGCACCGACTTCATCGCCGACCGCACCTCGTTGTGGACAACCACGCGGATCTCATCCAAATCCACCTCCGGAGTGATCTCCATGCGGGCGCAAGCCTTCTGAACCGCCCGCTCAAACAGTTGACCCAGACCGCACGGGTCCTCTATGCGGATGTACTCGCTCAGCAGGTTGTCAGCCTCTGCGGCAATGTCCACGTAGGTTTCGGCATTTTCGATCATCCGCTCCACCTTGTATTCGATGTTGCTTTCGATCTCGTCGTAGATGTCGTTGTAATCCAACTCCATCTCGGCGTCGCCGGTAATGGTAATGTCGTAACTAGCCATAACTATCTGTTTCCTTTCGTTGACCCGAAGCGTTTACTCCGGGGTATTACATCCACGGACACCTTATCCGTAGACGATCTCTCCGAACAGACCCGTCTGCACGATACTGTCTGCCAAATCCGAATCGACAAGACCGGCATCACCAGACCCGACGGCACGCCGAATCTCATCACGCCACCGGCCATTCAACTTGATGTCGTCAGACCCACACACCGCAGCCAAACCACACAGCACCGTTTCCCTGTCGATCAGGCGCTCATTGTCCTCCTCAATGGGGGTTCCGTAGGCGTGAAACCCATACAGGTCATCGTTTCCGTGGGCATCCTGCCACCGGTACGTCCTCGCCCGATACCAATAGTTGATGCCGCCCTCCAAGGCGGCAACAAACACGGAGAACGGGAAGTCATCCGGCAACAACACGTTCATCTTGATTTCCGCACTCATGCGCCCGCTATCCCATCCGCCACATACTCCATGATGTCTGAGAGTACCGCCTCCAGCCTGTCCGCCAACTCTGAGGGCAAGTAGTCGTAGACCTCCCTCACCAGCGTGTTCCACACGAAGTCCTCAGCCTCCTCGTAGGCGGCATCCAACTGTTCCTCTCTGGCGAGATGAGCGTTCAGCAGGCCGTCCTCCCAAGCGCCAAGCGCACGATCAAACGCAGCGTCACTCATACCGACATCTCCGCCTTCTGCACAGCCCTGATCCCACTCTCCCGGATCTCTTCCAGATACCGCTTGAC